CCCATTTCTCGTAGAATTAGATTCGTAAACTATATCGCCAATATGATATTTAAATACATATTCGCATCCATCACTCCTTTTTGGTGTTGCAGAAAGACCAATTGTATATTTACAACATAATTTACTAAGAACTTGTGAAAACACACGACTGCTCGTATTATGACAATTATGCACAACAAACCCATTTTGTATATTTCCAAAATCTTTATTTTTGACTATATAATTGTGATTATCTTCTATTTCAAGATCAAATACATAATTTCTTTTAAATGAAGATTTTTTAAAATTTTTGATATTTTTTGTTATGTTTGTTATTTTCAAATAACCATAATCTAAGAAATTATTATTCCATTTATATTCACCGAAAGTTAAAGGCATATCTAAATTTTTTTTTTCTGTATGTCTACATATCCAATATTCGTATGTATGAGAAGAAATTTTTGAATGTAATGTCATCTTGTTACACTTTTCGCAATTTAAATATTTAACATAATATATACTATTTTTATCGTAATTTTTATATATTTTATATACACAATTTTCATTTAAAAATTCTTTTTTTATATTTTCTCTTGAAGAAAAAATAGTAGTTTCATCTAATATTTTAATAGATGTATCTTGAATATAATTTATATATTGTCTTGGTAATAATTTATATAACATATTTTTATGTACGTATTTACTAATTAACTTGATTAATTGTTTTGTCCCATTCATATTTATAGAAATATGATAATATGATTTTTTATAATTTACATATTTACAATCTATATTCATTGATTTTAGTTTTAAAACAATTCTTTTTTGAGAGTCTTCGTCAAAACTGTCAGTGCTGATAGTTGAATTAAAACTTTTTTTATCTATACTGCCATCATCCATAAACCAAATTGCTAAACCTCTCTCATCTAAATCATTTAATATCCATTGTGGGACATTTGTTTTTGTGAATGGTAATTCATTGAAAAGATAAAATGTTCTAGTAGAAAAATGATATGCTGGTTTTTTTGAATATCCATTATTTTTTATATACCTAATATCTTTTACATTAAATATATTTGCTTTCCATTTACAATATTCATATTGATTTTCACAATGTGTCATTCTTAATCTATATCTCCCACTTTTTAATAAAGATATATTCCCATCTCCTAAAAAACTTCCTAGCACAATTTGATATTGATCTTCATTTAATGCTGGACACACTATATTTACTTTACCTACGGTATTATCGTAATTACTAACAATATAATCATTAGTACTTAAATATTTGGCTTCTTTCCATCCATTGTATGTAAGATATTTATGATTTTCAGTAGATCTGATTTTCATTTTACCACATTTGATTTCTAAAAGTGTATCATTTTGTTTTCTAAATACATTTTTAATATTTTTATATTCGAATTGTTTTGTAATTTCGTTAAAAGTTTTTACCATTGGTAATTTTTCACCTTTTTCTTTCATATAATATAATTTTCCTATATTTATATTACCGTTTGATGTAATAATATGAGTATCATAAGGAAAACATTCATCGACTGTTAAAAGACTGAACTCGTCAAATAAACTATCAGGGTAATCGACTCTTGCTAAACTTTGTAACATTGCTATAACAACATCTGCACCTTCAACTGATACATTTTTCTGACCTTGTATAAATCCTATTGTTATACCTGGAATAAAACGTCGTAATTCAGATTCCCATTGGCGCATTAAAGGAATTTTATTTACCACAATAATCGTTTTTACTTTAAGCTCTGATATAACTTTTATACAAATAACTGTCTTCCCCAAACCCGTAGCAGCTTTTAAAATCCCACCGCCATTTTCACGACAAGATGACAATAACGCATTTGCCGGTTCTATCTGATTATCATTTAATTCTGCAGAAAAATACAAATCTGTCCCTTCCCATTTTTTACCTACATAATTTGGTAAAAATTTATTAGGATTACCATACCTCTTTATACCATACATCTTAGGAATATACAATTTATTTTTAGTTTCTGTATAAATTGGATAAGTCGGATCTGTTTTATTAAATGTATTGTATTTCTCATCTTGTAAAGGTCGAGCTAGTAAATTTTTCTTTAAAAATATTATTTCATCTGATGATATAGATTCTTTTTTAATTACATATCCTCTTTTTGATAAATAAGCAACTACATTTTGTGAATTAACGTCACGATCTTGCATACGCCTCTAATATCTTTTTTTAAAATCAATTTATTATTTATTATAAAAAATTTCAGTTGGAATCAAAAATATACCTATTAATTATCAACAATACCACGCCTACTGGATACCTGGAAACCATCTGTTACATCGATAATTTCTGTAATTTCAAGAGTAAACGAATAATCCAAATCAAAAAATTCATAATATGTACCATCAAAATTTATTATAGAAAATTCCAATTCGTTTAATTGATTTAATGGGACATTATCAAAAATTTTTGGATTACTTAAATATGAAAATACCATACTACCAGGTGACTGATCTAAACTTATTCTTGCAAAAACATTTTTTACATCACCTGTATTCATCATAGTTGCTAGTTGAGGACAGCATAAAAACGCATAATTTTCTCCTTGTAAATTAATCGAACGATTAAGAACGTTTATTTTCGTATTAGTTTGATCACCGTTAAAACCGTGTAATAAACTACTTATATAAACTGTATTTCCACCACCTTGTTCATCAATGTTTGCTTGGTCATATTGATTGTAAAAAGTAAATGTACTTTCATCTATTATATCTCTTACCGTGAATAATTTGTTGTTAATATTATTTGGACTCATATCTCCTACATGTTTTACTCCATATAAATAGAAATCTTGATTAAAACTTGTTATACCACTATTTCCAGAAGATGTTATTGGAAAACTATATGGAATAGTGAATGTATCTGATGTTTTCACAGTTATATTGTATCCTCCATCTATAGATGGTGTTGTATTTGTATTTGCTAAACGTACCATTTCGCTATTTGAATAATTGTGAGGCAATTGAGTCTGTACTAATATCAGATTACCATATGTTTGACCCGTAGGAAATCCATCTGTATTTTGTATACTTACAACCTTATTAAATCCATGATAAGGAAAAGACACAGTCGTCAAGCCTGTTTTTATAAAAGATTTACCTAATTCAATATCAGCATTAACATAAGAATTTAATGTAACGTTTAATACGATAGTATCGTTGTTAGGAGTAGCAAATACAATTTGGTTATTTAATGATATATTAGGTGTAGACTTGAAATTTTCAAATCTTATTATATCACCTACTTTTAATTCGTGATTAGGACAAGTAAACGTAGTTGTAGATAATCCTATACTTACACCAGTTATTAATACTGTATGTGTAGTTATAGGTTTATTTCTAGGTATATATCCGTCTAAACCAGCATCTCTTATTGTACCACCTGGTGGACTAGAACCACCATCTGGCAAAGTCCCCGGAATGACGAAACTAGTCTCTTCAAATATATTAAATATTGTATAACTATCATCTAATACTGGAACAGTTGTTGTGTCATATAATGCAACAGTACTTCCTATATCACTTGTCGTATAGTTATGTTTTCCAAACGTAGACACTAAAATTGTATTACTAACACTATTAGATATAGATAAAACATCATAAGTTTTAGATGAAATAGTTATTTGTCCTGTGTTATAACTTTCTATTAACAATACTCCATCTATTAAAATAGTAAATGACGTCGTAGATAATATCTGTGTAATTCTCTTATTACCATTTACAGAAGGTATTGTTCCACTTGAAGAAATAGAACAAATTGAACCTAAAAAACTATTTGATAAATTATGTGGAGTTTGAGTTACTATTGTAGCTTGATATAAATTCGTAATAGACTTTATATATGTTTTAATTAAATCTGAACTATTTTCCAAAGGAAAACCTATATTAGGAGCAATCGTTGTACTTTTTTCACCAAATAAAAATTTAAAAGGTGCAATTCTTCCTGTTTTAATCGTGTTACCACCACCTTGTAATGTCTCTGCTGCCTTTATATTTACCTCAAATTGAAATATATTATTATTAATTTTAGTTATTTTATGAGCTGTATTTAGTGTAGTAGAAGGTATACCAGCAATAGTCTTTGCACCCTGTAAATAAATAATTTCACCATCATTGTAACCGTGATCTGTTAATGTAACCTGAATAATAGATGTATTTTCAGATGTTTGAAGAGAATTATTCGATAATTGTTTCAAAATCAAAGATATAAAAGTAACAACATCTGTATCTATATCTAATGTAACTATAAAATAATGATAATCACCTGTTTTATCTTTACGCTTTACACTCGATAATTTATTTGTTATTTCCGTCTGTAAACTAGACGATATATAACTACCAGTTCTTAATTGAACATAGTATTCTGGATACGTTTGTGTAATAGCATTAATTTTATTCAAAGTAATATCTTCTTGATTTGTCCAATATATAGCGTGATTTGTCGTATTAATAACAGCATTTGTATTTGGAAATTCTATACTTGCTAAACGAATACTTTTAATATTATAAAAGGACTTGCCCAAAAAGATATTAAATTTACTCGGTTTCTCATATAACACTTTATCTCTATTTCGTGAATCTATACTCACATATGTCAATATTTCTTTAGTTCGTCTTTTTTGTTCTACGTTACCACTTTTAATACTAGCACTACCACTACCAATTTTTTTTGAAAATATATTTGTATTCGCCAAGTTACTATCATCATTTTCTTCAGTTAAATTAATACTTCTTATAGACATCCTATCAATACTATCCCGTAATCTTCTTTCTTCATTTAAACTACGTTCTCTTTCATAATAACGTTTAAATTCATAAGAATTTTCTGATGAAACTTCACCTTTCAATTCAGGTATAGGAACAAATGTATTCGTCGCCAATAAATCATTTTCATCAATATCCATCTAAATATATATCTTAAAATGTTTTAATAAATTATTATTTATTAAAATACGTACTTGCTAAATGTACATCATTTGTCTTTCACGATGGATTTTTTGATTAATTTATTTGTCCTTTTTTAATGAATCTATCAATAATAATATGAACATTCCAAAAATGACATATGAAGCCAATTCCATCATTTCTTCATTTCTATATTTATCACTCTCTATACTCAAATGTTTTATAGCTAACATTTTGCATTGTTTACAATCTAATATATGTTTAATGTATGTATCACAGTCACCACATTCGTTTTCTATGTTTGATTCGTTTTGTGTAACTGGTGTAACTGGTGTAACTGATGTAACTGGTGATTCCACAAATCGCGTTTGGGATATTGTAGGCGTTTGATTTTGAGATTTAAGATTATTTTGCGATTGGAATTGAGCAATATTATATTGGTCTACATTTGTTAAATTTTCAAGTAGCTTATCTGATGGTAAGATAAAAGTTTCATCTTTTTTATTATTTACTTTATTGTAGTTTTCTTTATTG